GGGGTTTGTTAAATATCTATGGTGGTCTTTGTGATTTTGCAGACAGATCCACTAAAAATCTACCATCTAAAACAGGTGGTGAAGAATTATCTAGTAATGAGGGTATTAATCGATGAAATTTGGTAACATTTTTGTAGGAAAAAGATTGTTTGTTGGTTACGGTTTACCAGAAGCACTTGGTAAAGGGGAGGAAGAGATAAGAGGCTCTGCTTATATTGAAGGTCCTTTACAAGTAGGAGCTGATGCTCAATACGAAAGTGTTGAAGCTACAGTAATGATTGGTGAAGAATATAATCCTGATACTCAGGAACCTCCTGACTTATCTTTAAAAGTTAAAGGTAACGTACATATTGAAGGGGATGATAAGACTGGAGAGACTCTTAAAATTAATAGTGAGGCAGGGAATGCTGTTGATATTAATGATGGAACTGTTTGGATAGATGACTCAGGTGAAGCAATGTTCAAGACAGGAACAGGTGGCAAGACTTTATCTGCTAGATTTGGAGATGCTGATGATAGACCCAAACCTTTTGATTTAAAACATCCATCTAAGGAAGGGTGGAGACTTAGACATGCTTGTATTGAGGGACCAGAAGTTGGAGTATATTGTAGAGGAAGAGTGAGAAGAGGAAAAGAAATATTTTTACCCAAATACTGGAAAGATTTGGTGCATCTTAATAGTATATCTGTTCAACTTCAACCTATTGGAGCACATCAAGATGTGATTGTAAAAAGATGGGATGATGAAAAGATATATCTTCAAGCTATGGGTGGTATGCCAATTGATTGTTTCTATCATGTATATGCAGAAAGAAAAGATATTAACCCATTAATAGTTGAGTATCAGGGTGAGAGTTGTAATGATTATCCTGATCCTAATCATCACACAATACCTGATGTTGATAGAAATTATAATGATGAAAGATATAGGGGATCTAGAAATACCATAACAATGTGAGGAATATAATTTATATTGAGGAGAATTTTATAACTCCTGATGAATGTAATAAATTTATAGATCTTTCTAAATCTAATAAAAAAGAATTGCCTTATGGATCTCCTTCTAGAGGAGGAGATACTTATTTAACTACTGTAGAGTGGAAAAATCAAGGTGCTTCTTATTATGGTGGGAATGTAGATACTGTGGTTCCATCTTTAGATGAAGATGTAGTGAATAGAGTGAATAGTTTATGCAAATCTTTTGATAGTCAAAGTAATTTGGATTATGTGGGAGTAGTAAGATGGCCTGTTGGCACTTTTATGAAACCCCATACTGACAACAATAATAATCATCCACAAGATATATTTGCTGCTATGCTTTATCTAAATGATGATTTTGATGGAGGATGTACAGTTTTTGAGCATTTAGAAGTCAAACCAGAGGTAGGAAAACTGATTATATTTTCTAATGCACATTATTTACATTATGTGAACAAGGTAGAGGGTGCAGAGAGATTTGTCCTTTCCTTCTGGTATAATAGGTCTTGACAAGGCATCCCATCTACTCTATACTGATGGGATATGCAGGACACTCTATGGAAGAAGAATATTTGTCTCGTTGTGTCGTGGACACCGTTAGAAGGACTGTTCACATCTATTCTAACGAGGGGGATAAGAAAACTGTAGAGTGTGATACTCCTGAAGAGTTTATAAGCGTATTAAATTACGTTCGTGAACATGCCCCTGTTGACACTGTATCTTACGTTGATCCTATTTGATTATGATTTATTTCATTGGTCTTGCGATGATTGTCACCATTTGTTTATTTGTGTACTATCTTGGACTTTATAATCCACATTAAACGATAAATAAGGTGGAGGAAAATAGATAGAACGATGAAATACCTCATACACACCCAATATTGTTGGTATGATACTACTGACGGTGAAAAAATTGTTTGTATGTATTTTATTCAGAATGTCCCTTTCACCTTTGATGAATTACCTGAAGTTGCTAAGGATGATTCAGAAATAGTTTCTCTTGCTAATGGGCAAAAGAGATGGAGTGAAGAAGATCTTTATAGGGCATACTCTTATTTAATGGAAGAAGAGTGTAATCCTATGTTATTTGAGTTAGAGTTAGAGAATCCTGAATTAGTACCTATTGATTAGAGGGGTTTTTGTGATGATAAATAATCCATAACAAGAACTATAGTTGAGTAAGATGGGTCTTTCCAGATTAGATAATTTTTTAAAATCGACGAGAGGGAACATTCTCTATGTGAATCCAAATGATTTGGATGCAACAGATAGTATAGAGAATCAAGGTAACTCATTAACTCGCCCTTTTAAAACAATTCAACGTGCTTTAGTAGAAGCATCAAGGTTTTCATATCAGAAAGGATTAGATAACGATAGATTTGGTAAAACGACAGTATTATTATATCCTGGCGAACATACAGTAGATAATAGACCTGGTTGGATCCCTGATGGATCAGATAATTATAGACTTAGAAATGGTACAACATCTGATAATTTTCCACCATTTGATTTAACAACTAATTTTGATTTAGATTCACCTAATAATGAACTTTATAAGTTAAACAGTATTCATGGTGGTGTTATTCTTCCTCGTGGTACTTCTCTTGTTGGTTTAGATTTAAGAAAGACAAAGATTAGACCAAAGTATGTTCCTGATCCAGAAAATGATAATATTGAAAGATCTTGTTTATTCAGAGTTACTGGTGGATGCTACCTTTGGCAGTTCTCTATGTTTGATGGAGATCCTAATGGAAAGGTATTTAAAGATTATACTGCTAATGAATTTGTTCCCAATTTTTCTCACCACAAACTAACTTGTTTTGAGTATGCTGATGGTGTAAATGAAGTAAAGGTTAATGATGAGTTTATAACTGATTATACAACAAATAGAACTGACCTTACCATGTATTATGAGAAGGTTGGTCTTGCATATGGACAATCTTCTGGTCGTGCTATTGAACCAGATTATCCATCTACTTCAATTGATATTCAAACAAAGGTTGATGAGTATAGAATTGTTGGTTCAAGAGGTGCATCTGTAGGAATTAGTAGTGTATATGCAGGAGACGCAACAACTGCTGATACAACTATTACAGTTACACTTGATAGTGCATTAAAGGGATTGGATGTAGATACTGCATTCCGTATTTCTGGTGTCTCTGCTGCTGGATATGATGGTAAGTTTGTTGTATCAGAAAGACCAAGTGATACTATATTAAAGTATGTTGTTCAGAATACTCCTACGACTGCTGCTCCAACTGCAACTGGTGCTACTCTAACTCTTTCATCTGATACTGTAACAGGATCATCTCCATACGTCTTTAACGTATCATTGAGATCTGTTTATGGTATGTGTGGTATGGAAGTTGATGGCAACAAGGCAACTGGATTCAAGTCTATGGTTGTTGCCCAGTTTACTGGTATCGGACTTCAAAAGGATGATAATGCATTTGTAAGATTTAATACAGATGATATTCCTTCTGGTAACTATGATACAAGTCTTACTGTTTCTAATTTAAGTACAAATTCACAAGCAGTTTATAAACCATCATACGAAAATTATCATCTGAAGATATCTAATGATGGGGTTTGTCAGGCAGTTTCTTGTTTTGCGATTGGATATGCACAACACTTCTTGACAACAAATGGTGGAGACATGAGTTTAACCAACTCAAACTCTAACTTTGGTGCTAAAGCATTATCATCAAAAGGATTCCAACCAGATGCATATACTCAGGATGATGTAGGATATATTACACATATAATTCCACCTAAAGAAGTTCCTTTAACAGAAAGTGCTATTGAATTTGAAGCAATTGATGTCAATGCGACTCTTAATGCTGTATCTGCTGGTATTGGATCTACTGCTAACTTATACCTTTATAATCAAACCAACGAAGCAGTTAAACCTGAAAATGTCCTTGAAGGATATAGAGTTGGTGCAAGAGAGAATGATCAGTTAAGAGCTCTTGTATCTTATGCTGGTTCTGTTACAGAATACACTTCTCGTATTGTTATGGATGGTTGGAGAGCAACCAGTGGAGAAGATCTAACTCAAGTTACTGCAGAAAAGATATTTACAGTTAAACAAAGTGCTACTGGTATTAATAGTATTGGTTCTAATAGTGCTGGTGGAAATGATAAGGTTATTACCTTTACTGAACCACACTCCTTTATTAATGGTGAATCTGTTCGTATTATTAGTAATGATGGACAGGTTCCTGATGGATTAGAATCAAATGTAGTATATTATGCAGTTACAAGTGGTTCTGGTATTGCTACTAATACAAACATTAAGATTGCTAAGACATTAAACGAAGCACTTAATGACCTTCCTGTTGCTATTAACAACAAAGGTGGTCTTCTAAAAGTCATTAGTAGAGTATCTGATAAGTTACCTGGTGATAAAGGACACCCAATTCAGTGGAGTTCTGGTAATTCTCAGTGGTATATTAATGTTGCTATTGCTGCTACAGAAAATACACTTTACCCTCGAATTGTTGGACTTGGTTCAACTGGACTTGGAGAAGCAACAACAAGAACTTATATACAAAGAAGAACAGATAGTAGAAATGCAGATGATACTATCTACAGAATGAGATATGTAATTCCTGCTGCTAGTGGAATTACTGTTGCTAGACCTCCTATAGATGGATACATTCTACAGGAATCTAATACTGGTATTGGTGGAACTGATGCAGAAGTTCTTACATACTATGGTAGTGGTTCACTTGCGAATGTAAACCAACAAAGAAACTTTAGTTTTGTTGCGGATGTTAATTGGGATAATAGTTTTGTAAACGTTACAACAGAACTTCCTCATAATTTATCTGTTGGTTCTGGAGTTGAGTTAGTTAATGTTAAGAGTACTAAGAATACAACTGGTGCTGCTGGAACTGGATTTAACAGATACTATAGTGTTGTAGGTATTAGTAGTACCAAAACATTCTCTGTTGGATTGACTACAGATCCAGGTACATTTACGAATGATACAAGTGCAAGAACTACTTCACTTCCATACTTTAAGAGAAAGAGATATGAAAATGTTTACTATGTTTATAGTGCTAAAGAATCTCAAGATTATATTGCAGGAAAGCAAGATGGTGTTTATTACTTAACTGTTGTTAACGCATCTAATAAACCAACTGTTACTCCATTTAAGGCAGAGAGTTTCTCTCAACCATTAACACAACTCTTCCCACAAACAAACAGAGATACTCCTGACTCTGATCCCCCAGAGACAAAATCTTTTGCTGTTCCTGATACAATTGGTAAGGTTGTAGTTGATAATCCTCAACACAGTCTTACAAAAGAAACACTAAACAAGTTTGTTAATGATACTGAGATTGGTATAGGTGTTACAAATATATTCTCTGGTACAGGAACTGCTCACACTATTACTACTGTTTTAGAGCACGGTCTGAATAGAATTACTAAGATTGGTATTTCTTCAGGTGGAGCTGGTTATGGATCTGGTGCTTCAGGAGATCTTTATAATGCTACTTTAGTTTCTATTGGATCTTCTACCACTGGTGAAGGTGCTAGTGCAAAACTAACTGTTAATGGTAGTGGTACTATTACTGCTATTAAGATAATGGATGGTGGTAGTGCATATGGTATTGGTAATACTCTAAATGTTGTTGGTGTTGCAACTACTTCTGGATTTGTTCAGGCAGTTGTTGAAGTTGAGAAAATTTATAATAATGTTGGAGATGTAGTTAGAATATCGGGTGTATCATCTGAATCTTATGCTGGATATAATCAACTCTATAGAATTACTGGTGTTGATGTTGGTGTAGCAAGAAGTATTAGTGTAGAATCTGCATCTACTGTTTCTGGATTTGCAACTGTAGGTATTGCTAGTGTAGGTGAGTTGGCTGTTGGTGTTGGTCAAACATTAACTGCTAATGCATTTATGCAATTGACAGGTGAATCAGTTCCTATTAGTGCAATAAGTTATGACTTTAATTCTGGTATTGCAACCATAACCAGCAGTGGTAATCATGGTTTATCAGTAGATGAGAGTGTAGAATTTGTTGGTGCATCTCAAGCACAATATAATGGAAACTTTGTAGTTACTCAAAACAATAGTTTAACTCAGTTTGCAGTTAACATGGGAACTGGTACAACTAACCCAACTGCATCAGGAACCATATATGCATATCGTGAAGGTTATGCAGCAAATGGTGGTGTTATTACTATAGAAGATGAGAATTTAACAGGTAGACAAGTTCCAACATATGCTGGATTGACTACTTCACTCTCTGCAGCAATTAGTAATTCTACTACATCCACAGTTTCTCTTACTAATCAAAGTTCTGGTAATAATGATATTAATATAGGTGATTATCTAGTTGTTGATAATGAAATGATGAGGGTGAAGACTACTGTTGCAGATGGGGATTCCTCTGTTACTGTATTCCGTGGAGTCATGGGATCTAAAGCAGATAGTCATGTTATTAACTCTGTTGTTAGAAAGGTTAGTGTTGAACCTGTTGAACTTAGAAGACACTCATTGATTCGTGCTTCTGGTCATACGTTTGAGTATGTTGGTTTTGGTCCAGGTAATTATTCAACTGCATTCCCATCCAAACAGAATAGGGTTGTTACTCCTGAAGAAGAAAGATTAGCACAATCACTCAAACAAGATGGTGGTGTAAACTTCTATACAGGAATGAATGATAAGGGTATTGCATACTCTGGTAATAAGAAAGTAAGCACTGTTACAGGAAAAGAAGAGATTGTTGATACTCCTATACAGACAGTAACTGGTGAGGATATTGCTAATCTTCCTTCTGTAAATGTAACTCAGGTTACTGAGGGAACATTTGCACGTTCAATTAAGGTTGATGGTGGTGATGATAATAAGGTTTCATCTGAGTTTAATGGTCCTGTTATATTAAATAACAAACTGACTGTTAATTCTACTAAGGGTGTTGAAGCACAGAATGTATACCTTCAGGGTGATGCAACTGTTGCTAGAAAATATACTGTTGGATTAGGAACTCCTACTCTTGCAGGAAATCCAGGTGATGTTAGTTACTTTGCTAACCCAGATCAAGGTGGATATGCTGGTTGGGTTTATACTTCTGAGAATGATTGGAGGAGATTTGGTAATGTAAGTTTGAATAAAGAAGGTGATGTATATACTTACGATCAGGTAGGTATTGCAACTACAACTCCAGGTACAAATATCTTACAAGTTGGTTCTGGATCTACATCATTTGCTTTAGATGCTGCTGGTAATTTAAATGTATCTGGTGTTTCTACATTTGTAGATGTTAATGTATCAGGTACAGTTACTGCTAATGCATTTAAGGGTGATGGTAGTGCTTTAACTGACCTTAACGTAAGTGCTGCAGGTTGGACAAATACAGTATCAGGTGCTTCATCTATTACTTACAATACTTACTTAAACTTTGTAGGTATTGGAAC